AGACATGGATCAGTTGTTGTTTTATTTACCGCTGTCTGGTTCTACCTTTAAAAAGGTTTATTTTGACGAAGCGAAGCAACGCGCGGTATCTAAGTTTATTCCTGCACAGGATTTGGTTGTTCCTTATGCCGCATCGGATTTGGCGACGGCATCTCGTGTGACGCATGTTTTGCGGATGGACGCAAACGAAGTGCGCAAGATGCAGATCGCAGGGTTCTATCGTGATGTAGAGCTAAACAGTTCAGATAGTGAAGAGGATGAGGTCCGTCAGAAAGTTGACGATCTACAGGGTATCTCTCGTTCGTACACTGACGATATATACACAATTTTAGAAATGCATGTGGACTTAGACCTTGAGGGGTTTGAGGACATGTCTCCCACAGGAGAACCAACGGGCATTGCGCTACCGTATATTGTGACATTAGATGAGGGTTCTGGTCAGATTCTTTCAGTTCGTCGCAACTTTGAAGAGGGCGCAACGCTAGCCAGAAAGCAACAGTACTTTGTGCATTACAAGTTTATGCCGGGTCTTGGTTTTTATGGCTTTGGTTTGATTCACATGATTGGTGGTCTTGGTCGTGCGGCGACGAGTATTTTACGGCAGTTGATTGATGCTGGTACTCTTGCCAATCTCCCAGCAGGATTCAAGGCCCGAGGCGTAAGGGTTCGCAATGATGACGAGCCTTTGCAGCCGGGTGAGTGGCGGGACATAGATGCACCGGGAGGGGACATTAAGAGTTCGATCATCCCTCTTCCATACAAGGAACCTTCGGCTACGTTAGCACAATTGCTTGCGGCCCTTGTAGAGGGCGGTAGGCGGTTTGTTTCGCTTGCTGACCAGCAGACAGGCGATGGAAACAGTCAGGCTCCTGTAGGGACGACTGTGGCTCTCTTAGAGCGTGGCATGAAAGTCATGTCTGCAATTCATAAACGGCTTCACTACTCACAGAAGCAGGAGTTCCGCGTTTTGGCGCGGATCTTCCGTGATAATTTGCCCCCTGAATATCCTTATGAGGTAGAGGGCGGTAACCGAATGGTGATGGCTCAGGATTTCGACAACCGTGTGGATGTCGTTCCTGTTAGCGATCCCAACATCTTCTCGATGGCGCAGCGTGTCACGTTGGCGCAAACCCAGTTGCAGCTTGCGCAAAGTAATCCCCAGATGCACAATCTGCATGCGGCTTATCGTCGTATGTATCAGGCCCTTGAGGTTCAGAACATTGACGAGATCCTCCCACCACCACCTCAGCCGCAGCCACTAGACCCCGCCATCGAGAACGCTCGTGCGTTAATGGGGGAGATTTTAAACACGTTCCCTGAACAGGACCATGATGCGCATATTCGTATGCACTTGGCGTTTATGAAGACGCCGCTTGTTATGACGTCGCCGCAGGTAATGGGTACGTTCTATGCGCATGTTATGGAACACGCGTCACAGAAGGCTCGTCAGATGGTGATGAACGAGATTCAAGCAATCATGAGTCAGGCTGAGTTAGCAGCGCAAAGTGGAGCTATTGACCCACAAGCGGCACAGATGCAGATCATGGAGGTTCAGCAGAATATGCAGGACCCTGCACAGATGGAGCAGTTGATTTCGTTGCAAATGGAAAAGGTTTTGGCGGATATTTTGCCAGAGCTAATGCCTACTGGAAACGATCCAATGAACGATCCGTTGGTACAAATTCGTATGCAGGAACTGGCATTGAAGCAACAAGACTTGCAACGTAAATCTGAGGACGATCAAGGCCAGATGTTGATAGAGTTGCAGAAGATGCAGCAACGCGCGGCAACGGATGCGGCTCGAATGGAAAGCCAAGAAGATATTGCGGAGGAACGCAATAAGGTAAACCGTGAGCGTATTGACGTGCAGCGTCAGGGAATGGAGATAAGGAATGCCTCTCAAAGAAGGTAAGTCTCAGGATGTTATCCGCAGCAACATCAAGACAGAGATAGCTGCTGGTAAACCAAAAGACCAAGCTATCGCGATTGCGTTGAGTAAAGCGGAAAAAAGCAACTACGCGTCTGGTGGCTTTGTGAACAAGCGGTTTAGTCCGATTGCTCGGCCTCAAAGGTTTTCGGGAGAGTTCTAGTGTGTACTTTGGTCCTGATAGCTTGGGGTCAGAGTTTTATTTTTGGTTTCCATAAGGTGTGTTATTACGACTGTGGGTCGAAACGTTTTGGATTTTATGATAGGGTGTACCGTGTAAGTCCTGAGTATTACTGTCCTGCGAGGTTTTATGAAACTTAATGGCGATCATGGAAACAATAATGGCGGCGAATGCTGCCTACGGAGTAATTAAGCAGTGCCTTCAGAACGGTAGGGAAGTCACTGGTCTTGTGTCGGAAGTTGGGAAGTTTCTTCATGCAGAGGAAACGCTCCAAGAAGAGTATAAAAAACGACAGAACAATCCCCTAGCAAAAGCTCTCGGTAAGGACATCAACGACTGGGAGCATTTTCAACATTTAGAAGAAATGGCGCGGAAGCGGAAAGAGCTTGAATCGTGGTGCAAGCTCTATGGTCCGCCGGGGACTTGGGATCGTTGGGTAAAGTTTCAGGCAGACGCTAGAATTGCGCGTAAAGAGGCTCGAAAAGCTGCGGAAAAAGCGCGTGAAGAACGTATCGAACTGATTGTAACCCTTTTATGTGTAGTGGGCGGTGTCATTGCTTTAGCTGGCGTTCTGTGGTGGCTTGGTAGAAACGCAGGGAAGTGGTGATGTTGTATATACTTTTGTTCATACAGTACATTCCGACGGCTTCGTTGAAGTATTATCAGATTGGCCCGTCATTTGGTACGTTAGAGCAATGCGAACAGGAGCGAAAAAAAGCAAGGGAGGGTTTGGTTGTACATAACAGCCAGACTGTGGTTTGCCTTGAGGTTAGTGGAAGTTAGTAGAAACAGATGGGGAGTTTTGACCGATGACAATAAATTGGTTATTATTACCCACGATAGGCGGATAGCGAAAGGTTATATGGAATGGCTAGAACGTTTATAGATGACTGGAAAGTCATCCCACGCTTGATGATGTTGGCAGTCACTGTGCTGACATATCAATCTGTTCACTGGTATATGTCATTACCTGATCCTACTAATGGTCAGGCTGGCTTAGTATCTGTGTGCATGGGTGCATTAACTGGATGCTTTGGTATCTGGATGAATGGCGAGGCTAAGAAATGATACAAGCATTGATAGGCCCACTGACAGAGTTGGCTGGTGGCTGGCTCAAGGGCAAGGCAGATGCGCAAGCTGCTGCTGCTAATCTAAAGTTGGTCGAGGCAGAAGCCAAGGCGACAATAATGAAGTCGGCAGCTACATCAGAGGCCGAATGGGAAAAGATTATGGCGCAGGGTAGTCAGTCGTCATGGAAAGACGAGTGGCTAACAATACTATTTAGCGTACCATTAGTGCTGTGCTTTACAGGAGAATGGGGTCGGCGAACCGTTGCTGATGGCTTCACTGCACTGGAATCTATGCCAGAGTGGTATCAATACACTCTTGGTGTTATTGTGGCAGCAAGCTTTGGTGTGCGATCAGCAACTAAGTTCTTTGGTGGTAAGAAGTGATGGAAAACGTAAAGCTACCTATAACGATCATTGGCGTCGTCATTTTGCAAATAGGCGGCTTTATCTGGTGGACTGCGCAGCAAGCAGCCACTATTTCTGACTTAGAAGAAACCGTTTCTCAGCTTGGATCTCGCATGGCAATTGAGGATAACGTCAATCTTCGGCGTGACGTTACAGAAAATAGCGATGACATAGATGGGCTTTGGGATGAAGCGGACGATCTTTGGGATAGTATAGATGGAATGATGCTGTCTATCGGAGCTATTAACGGCATCAAACAGCGTTTAGCTGTGATTGAAAACGATTTAAAGTACATCCATCGTGATCACGACGATGTTTTAGACAAGAAGGGAGGTATGCACTGATGGCGTACAAACTAGGAAAAGGCAGCTTGGCAAAACTAGAAGGTGTGGACGAACGCATGGTTGCGATTGTGAAACACGCTATTACGGTGACAAAACAGGATTTTTCTGTTATCTGCGGTTTGAGAACTGTTGAAGAGCAACGTGCTTTGGTTGCCAAGGGTGCGAGTCAAACTATGAAGTCAAAGCACCTTGACGGGATTGCTGTGGATTTGATGGCGTACTGCGCGGGGGACCGTTGGGAACTCAACCTTTACGATGAGATTGCGGATGCGATGGCAGAGGGTGCCCGTGCGGTAGATGTACCTGTGCGTTGGGGCGCGGCATGGACTGTTCCTAACATTGCGCAGTGGGAAGGCGACATGGAATCAGCTATGAACGATTACATCGACACTCGTCGCTCACAAAACAGGCGTCCGTTTATCGACGCTCCACACTTTGAACTTATGGTATAGGAGGTCTAGATGGGTTCTAAAGAAGGCCGTGGTGGCCCAGCAAAAGTAAAGAACAAACGTCGTGAAGAGATGAATGAGGGCATCGAGGCTGCGGTCTCTGATGCTATGTCACCGTCTGATAAACGTTCGTTCCGTGAGCGGATGGAAGACAAGGCTTCTAACTTTGGTCGTAAATACCAAGATAAGATGTCTGAGTTTCGTTTAACTGGAGATATCCAAAAGTACAAGAATGGCGGTAAAGTTGAGTCTTGTGGTGGTGATGTTCGGTACAATAATAGACGAGGGCAGACATACTAATGGCTGGAATTATGATCACGATTATTCCTGACGGTATGCCAGTGGATAATATGCAGGAGACGGAAGAGGGAAACACATGCCCTCTACCTACTCAAGACGAGGAGTTAAACGCGGAAAACCGTGAGATAGCGGTAGAAGAGTATAACTACCGTGAACCTAACACAGGGGTGTCGTTTCGCTCTGATCAGGTGTGCGGAAGCTGCGCAATGTATAACCAGACAGAAAAGATGCTAGAGTGTCTTGGTGACGAGTCCGGCAACACAGGGTATTGTCAGAGCCTGAAGTTTGCGTGTATGAAGGAAAACACATGTGATCTATGGACAGAAGGTGGACCGATCACTTCTGAACTACAAGAGGAATACAAGGATAACCTATAATGGATGTTGTCGATCTGGCAAAATACTTGTATAAGAAACTAGAGGAACGTGAAGCAGACATTGCAATGTCCCTCTCTCACGGTTCGGTACAGAACTGGGAGCAGTACAAAACAGCAGTGGGAGAGATACGGGGTCTCTCTTTCGCTCGTGAGGAAATCAAGGCCCTGCTGGAGAAAAACGTAGACGATGTCGAAGACTTTATATCTTCCTGAACATCTTGCGCAGAAAATGAACAAAGAACGGGGGCAGTCAAAATCCGACTCAACCGCTTTGGACAGTGCATATGTTGACGCTGAAGACCGGGTGCTAGACCCGTCCCTTTTAGACAAACCGTTGCTTGATCGTCTCCCGCAACCCACTGGTTGGCGGGTTTTAGTTATGCCGTACGAAGGGCAAGCTAAAACATCAAGTGGCTTATACATTCCTGATGAAGTCAGAGAACGAGAGCGTGTGGCTACTGTGGTGGCATACGTTATGAAGCTCGGGCCGTTAGCTTACAAGGATCCAGACAAGTTTGGTCCAGAAGCAGAGCCTTGGTGTAAAGAAGGTCAGTGGGTTTGCATTGGTCGGTACTCTGGCTCACGATTCAAGATCGACGGCGGTGAAGTTCGTATCATCAATGATGACGAAGTTATCGCGACTATCTTGGAGCCGAATGATGTTAAACACGTTTAAGGGGCAGGTTATGTCAGATCAAGAACAAGAAATAGATATTGAAACACCTGAAGAGCAGCAGGAAAAGCAGCCTATTCAGGATCAAGAAACCAAGAAAGAGGTTTATCAAGAAGACGAGCTAGACTCATATAGTAAAGGTGTTCAGAGTCGAATTAAAAAATTAACGGAAAAGTACCGTCAGGAAGAGCGAGACAAGGCCGAAGCAGTTCGACTGTCTCAGCAGTTGATAGAAGAAAACAAACAACTAAAGTCTCGTGTGCAAGCGTTGGACACAGGTTATCTTTCTGAGTACGGTACGCGGTTGGAGTCCCAAACACAGGCCGCAAAGCGTATGCTAAAAGAAGCATATGAGGCTGGGGATTCAGATAAATTAGCAGACGCGCAACAGCTTCTGTCTAATATTGCAGTTGAGCAACAGCGGTACAACACGGCGAAGGCTCGTGCTGAACAGCAAGCTAAAGTTACAGTGCAGCAACAGCAACAGCAACAGCAACAGGTTCAACAGCAACAACCTCAAGTCCAGCAACAACCCGCAGATCCACGGGCGGTAGCCTGGAAGGATAGAAATCACTGGTTTGGTGTGGATAATGTCATGACCATGGGCGCGTTTGCAATAGACAAAGAGCTGCGCGATCAAGAAGGGTTTGACCCGAATTCCGAAGAATACTATACTGAACTGGATAATCGTCTTCGCAGAGAGTTTCCACACAAGTTTGCTGAGACGAAAAAATCGGGTGGAGGAAGTCAGGTCGCTTCTGCTGGTAACTCCGCATCCCGCAGTACAAAACAGGGGCGCAGGTCGGTCAAGTTGACTCATTCCGAGGTCGCAATAGCGAAAAAATTGGGCGTACCTTTAGAAGAATACGCTAAATACAAGAAGGATTAAGGAACATGGCAGACAGAACACCGCGTAAAAGCGCAACACGAGAACAAGACACTCGCAGAAAACCATGGGCACCGCCCAGTCACCTTGCTGCACCTGAGGCCCCAGATGGCTATGTGCATCGTTGGATTCGAGTCGCAATGCGCGGCGAAGAAGACAAAATGAATGTTAACGCAAAGCTTCGTGAAGGATGGGAACCTGTTCGTAAGGACGAGTATCCAGACTACGAAGCACCAACTATCGACGATGGTCGATACGAGGGCGTAATAGGACAAGGTGGACTGATGCTGTGCCGCATCCCTGTTGAAACGGTTGAGGAACGCACTGCATATTACGGGGGCAGAACCCGCGAACAAATGACTGCCGTAGATCAGGACCTAATGAAGGAACAACATCCTTCAATGCCGATTCAAAATAGTCGGCAAAGTCGTGTAACATTTGGAGGCCGCGAACGTGACTCCAATTAACTTAAAGGATTGCTACTATGGCAAATACTAATGGTGCATTCGGACTACGCCCAGTTGGGGTTGTAGGCTCGTCTTCAAACACCAATGGTACGACCGAGTATCGCATTGCTTCAACAAACACAAACGCGATTTTCCAAGGTTCTCCTGTTATCCCTCTAGCTGCTGGTGTTATTGACCGGGTTGGTGCGGCGGCAGGTGGTACTGTTGGTCTAGTTGGTGTTTTCTGGGGCTGTGAGTATGTCTCATCTACCACTGGAGAGAAAGTATTCTCTAACTACTGGCCTGGTTCAGGCGCAGACGCGAACTTCCCAGTTCGTGCTTTCGTGTACGACAACCCTCTACAGACATTCGTGATTTGTTCAGACTCTACTCTGACAAACGAAGCGACTGCGCGTACTCACGTATTCTCAAACGCGAACTTCGCGGCTGGTCAGAGTGGTTCAACAACAACGGGCATTTCTAGTGCAACGTTGGCTGTCGGCACAATCGCCGTCACCGCAAACTTGAACTTGCGTATCATGGGCATCCAAGATGACCCTGAGAACCAAGACTTCACAGCGGCTGGCATTCCCGTATTGGTTCGTTTGAACAACCACTTCAACTCACCGAATGGTGCGATTGCTGGTGGTACTGTTTCAACGACAGGCGTATAAGGAGGCTAACTAATGGCTATTTCTCGCGCACAATTAGCGAAAGAATTGGAACCAGGTCTCAACGCTTTGTTCGGTATGGAGTACACTCGGTACGAAAACCAACACGCAGAGATCTTTACAACAGAGTCTTCTGATCGAGCATTCGAGGAAGAAGTTATGTTGTCAGGTTTCGGAGCAGCACCAACTAAACAAGAAGGTTCTGCTGTAAACTTTGACGATGCTAACGAAGCATACACTGCTCGTTACAACCACGAGACAATCGCACTTGCGTTCTCAATCACTGAGGAAGCAGTCGAAGACAATCTGTATGATCGTCTTGGTTCGCGTTATACTCGTGCGTTGGCACGTTCAATGGCACACACAAAACAGGTTAAAGCTGCGGCTATCCTGAACAACGCATTCTCTGCTGGCGCAAACGCTGGTGGTGACGGTGTTGCATTGTGTGACGCGTCTCACCCACTTACAACGGGTGGTACATTTGCCAACGAACCATCAACTCCTGCTGACTTGAACGAAACATCTCTTGAAGATGCTTTGATCAACATCGCAGGTTTTGTTGATGAGCGTGGTCTAAAAGTCGCTCTACGCGGTATGAAACTAATCATCCCACGTCAGCTACAGTTCGTCGCAGAACGTCTAATGGTTTCCAACCTACGTGTTGGAACAGCGGACAACGATGTAAACGCAATCCGTTCTATGGGAATGTTGCCTGAAGGCTATGCCGTCAACGACTTCCTAACAGACCCAGATGCGTTCTTCATCAAGACAGACGCACCTCGTGGATTCCTCCACTTCGAGCGTACTCCGTTGTCAACTAACATGGAAGCGGACTTCGACACAGGTAACATGCGCTTTAAGGCTCGTGAACGTTACAGCTTTGGGTTCTCTGACCCACGTTGTGTATTCGGTTCACCTGGCGCATAATTTATGCTAGTATAGGGATAGTGTTTTTTCATAACACCTCCCTGTTGAACTTGGGGCAACTTCGGTTGCCCCTTTTTTATTTATTTGTCGGTGCTCATAGATTCGAAACCTTTTCGAATCATGTCTTTGTGCATTTCGTTACACGCGTCTAGTAAATCGGCGTACGCTTTTACGAACGCTTCCATTTCTTGGTTGCCGATCATCCAGCGGTCATGCGGTAGTCCGCGTTGAGCACGTTCTACAATTTTGTTTGCGGTTTTAAAGTGTTCCGCTACTTCGTCAATCATCGTTTTTCCTTTCGTCATAGTGATGAATCCGGTGACAGTTTGCACACAAAGGAATGCATTTATCCGCTTCCTCATATGCACGTTTCCATTGTCCCTGTTGTACATAGTAACTTACTTTTGTTTCACCAGAGTTTTCAGGGTGGTGAAAATCTATTACAGCAGGATGACTAAA